CTTTTAAAATCATTAAAGCATATTAACAATAACAGAAACAAAGGTTGCTTCCTGCATTGCCAGGATTGCACCAACTGTCAAATACAAAGCTGATGGCCTACACTAAAGATGAAATACAGCAAAAGTTTGATGCAATCATTCAGGATATAGAGGATGGTAACTCTTTACGTAAAGCACTCGCCTTTTATAGCGTGAATGCTAAAACCTTTTTTGAGTGGTTAAATGATGATGCATTAAAAGAAGAAAGGGGTAAACAATACGCGCACGCGTGCGAGGCAAGAGCCGACAAGATATTCGATGAAATACTCGAAATAGCCGATAAACAGGGCGAGGATGTAATTGAAGTTGAAGGCCAGGTGCTCACTAACCATAACGTAATAGCACGTTCTAAGCTACAAGTAGATGCTCGTAAATGGATGCTTGGTAAAATGATGCCAAAGAAATACGGTGAGCGCTTAGATATTAATCAAGAGGTAACCCACAAGGAGCAGCCTTTATTCTTGGAAGACACTGAATAGATAAAAACTATTAAAATAATAAAACAAAACGGAAAATCATTTATATGACCCGTGGATGACTAACACCAAACCTCAGTAAACACTACCATAATTAAAATCTATCGAAATGTTCAAACGTACTACATCTGTCAGCAAATTGCTGCGCTTAACAAAGCGTAAACGCATTATTCAGGGTGGCACATGGGCAGGTAAGACATTCGGCATACTTCCATTGTTGATTGATAAGGCATCTAAATATAACAACAAGAAAATTACAGTTGTAGCAGAGACTATTCCTGCTATTAAAGAAGGTGCTCTTGATGACTTTAAAACCATCATGCATTTAACAGGAAGGTGGAATGAGGATAATTATAATGCAACAGACAGGGTGTATCGGTTCCCCGCCACAGGTAGTAGAATAGAATTTAAATCATTCGACAGTGTAAGTAAAGCTAAGGCATCAGGTAAGCGTACCGATCTTTTTATTAATGAAGGTAATTATATATCATTTGAAATTGCCGATGCTCTGATGATGCGTACCAGTGAAAAAATATGGATTGACTTTAATCCTACCGTTGAGTTTTGGGCACATACCGAGGTGCTTACTGGCAATGATGCTGACTTCCTGCTATTGAAGTACACCGATAATGAAGCTCTGCCAGAGACCATACTTGAAGAGTTGATGCTTAAAAGACAAAAATCCTTGACATCTGAGTATTGGCGAAACTGGTGCCGGGTTTATATCGACGGTGAGATAGGCAGCCTTGAGGGCGTTATTTTAACCAATTGGAAGCAGATTGATAACATTCCCCCGGAAGCCAAACTAATAGGCTACGGCCTTGACTTCGGTTATACAAACGATCCAACCGCATTAACAGCGGTATATCAATGGAACGGGCAGCGTATACTTGATGAAGTGCTTTATCAAACAGGAATGGTAAATAGTGAGATTGCAAAAGCTATAAAAAAAGGTGTCCCTGTTTGGGCAGATAGCGCAGAGCCTAAAAGCATTGAGGAAATAAGACGGTTAGGTATAGATATTAAAGCAGTGGTTAAGGGTACAGATAGCATCAGCTTTGGCATACAGACCATGCAGGCGCAAGAATATCTTGTTACATCAAACAGCAGGAATATAATCAAAGAATTTAGGGGTTATGCATGGGATAAGGATAAGACGGGCAAGACACTTAACAAGCCTATCGATTTCTTTAACCATGCTATTGATGGTATCAGGTATCACGAAATGATGACGTGCGGAGGCCTTAAAAAAGACTTCACTATTAAAAGAATAAGAGTAGGATGAAAGGTATAAAAAACATAACGGTTAAGCAGTTCACAGATAAACCCAGTGCAGAATATGCCATACTGGATGCTATAACGCCCGCTAACGGCTTTGCAGGCCGTACAATGAACATCAACACTATGCCATGGTCAAACGTTCGCTACTGCATGCGTATGCTACAGAGGCCTATGGATATGCCGGGTATCTGCCAACTGTTTGAAATATGCTTTGACATTGATGCTGATGCTTTTTGGGGTGCAGGTATCATTGAGTTCTACCAGGCTAAGCGATACATCATACATCAGTTTGAAAGTGTGGCTACCAATGAGGCTAAAGTATTGCACAGTCAATCAAAGGATGAGCATCTATGGATGATGGCCGGTGCGGATAGACTAAAGCCCTTTGCAGATACTCTGCCATTGCTACAGCTCGGTAAAGCATTTGGGCAATACCCCTTTGATTTAGGCCGTAAGCCGTACAGCGAGGTGTTTAGTTTACTGGTGCAGCTTAAAACACAGGGTGAAGTAGAACAGGAATTCCATAAACTAAAAACAAAATAACCAATGAACCAAGCTAAGGAACTTTTAGAATATCTATTTAATGCGATTAAGGTATGGATCATTATACAGCCATGGGAGGCGGGTATACGTGTTAGATGTGGTAAACATCTAAAGAAGCTAACACCTGGCCTTTACTTCAGGATACCCTACTTTGATAATGTATATGTGCAGGAAACTCGTTTAAGGGTGTGTGAGGTGCCAATGCAGACGTGCACCACTAAAGACCTTCAAACGATAACCATAAAATCAGCTGTAGGCTATTCAATAACCGATATAGAGAAACTTTACAATACACTTTACCACCCCGAAACATCAATCTTAAATATCGCTATGAGTGAGGTGGCTTCTAAATTATTTCAAACCAGCAGTAAGGATATAATACCGGTTGATATTGAGCAGATGGCTCTTAAATCATTGGATGGTAAAGATTACGGCATCCGCTTTGAATATTTCAAGATAACAAATTTCGCAGCCGTAAGGACGTATCGATTGATACAGGATCAAACATACAGCTGGGAGGGTTTAAAAATGGATGAAAAAAAATAACTATGGCAGATATAGTAAGAATACTACAGGATGTAGCAGAAAGCAATAACCTTGTTTATCACTACGGTAAAAAGGCCGCACTTAACCTGCTTGAGGGTACACTCGATGCAACTAAGATATTTATGCTGCATGAGTTCACCAACCGTAAAAGCGAATACAATACTACTGGCACAAGGATAATAGCGACAATATATGAAGGTAAATTCTTTCTCGTTAAACATTCAGATTATGACCAGCAATACTTTCAGGAGCGTGGTACAGAAGATACTTCAAAGTATACTGTTAACATTGAACCGCTGCTTACCACTTTTAATGCTATTGGAAACGCCTTAGCATGTTCAGCTTATGAAGTATCCCAATGGGATAATATCGACGTTACCGATGCACTGGATGCGAATATGGACGGGCTACTGTGTAGCTACAAAATTAGGGTGCTATGACCACACAGGAAATATTACAGGAAGAGTTTGAGGCGCTACGTGTAGAACTGATAGCGGCATATGATGCAAAGGGTATGCGATCCAGTGGCAAATGGGCTGATGGCTTGCAGGTAGAAGCATCTGAAAACAAAGCAGCGGTTACCGGCCTTCCATACTCCCAACAATTGGAAAGCGGTCGCGCCACCGGTAAGCAGCCGCCCAGTGAAGCCATCAAACAATGGATCATTGATAAAGGCATCGCGAACCGCATACAGGGTAAAATATCAATCAGTAGCCTTGCATACCTTATAGCGCGTAAGATTGCCCGTGAGGGTTGGAAGCGTGAACAGTATGGTGGTGTAGACCTGATAACTGAAGTGGTAACCCCTGAGCGTATACAAAAGATCATTGACCGTGTAAGCGATATATACACTGCCAACTTTACAAAAGACATTATTGATTACTTAAGACAAGCAGCATGATAGTATTTACAAACCCCGGAGGCATGGACCCTGATAAAATCAGGATGGCTTACAACAATGACATAGTTAAGTTCTATAGCGATACGCTGCAGCCTCAAAGGTATTGTGATGTTACCGCACCCGGGCTAAGCATCCGGCTTTATCCGGCCCCTGATGGTACATTCTTTCTAAACTTTAAACCGTTCGTTACAGCGCTTATAAACACCAGGTACTTCGTAGATGATCTTACAACTGATTTGGATGTAACCGACCCTGAAACATTTATCTATGACTTTACTGATGGCGTGTACATGTATCGCACGGTAACATTTACAATTGCTTTAGATAACGATACTGAAGACACTGAGGATTATATACTTTCATGGATGGCAGGTGTACAGCAGATAGGTGAGTATGTGCGTTTATCAAGGTCAGAGGATCATGTATTGCTACCATTCAAAAAGGATACAGCAAATACCCATTACGCTAAGTACTGGCAGGGATACCCTTTCGATATATCACTATATCTAACGGGTGCCAATCTTTATATTGATAACACTACCAACATGCTAACTGCTGAGTTTGAAAGAAAGGGTTTCATTAATCGGTTGTTCCTGTCAGATGGACGTACAGATGAGACTATTGAAGATGTGCTGCCATTGGTAGAATCTCATAACCTGCTAAGGGCAAAAAAACAATCAGGCAATACCGTAAATGATAAGTTTATAGCACTTTACAAGCAATCATATAAATGTGGTGTTTACATGAAGTGGCTTAACAATTTCGGTGGTTACAGTTATTGGCTGTTTGAAGATACTTATGCCTTAGATCGTGCATCTAAAAGCATAGGTGAATTAGATAATGATACTAATAACCTGAATGATGCAGTAGGCCGTACGCTTAACCTGGGCCAGCAAGGCAATGACACTATAAAGGTTATTGCCGAACTGCTTACAGATGATGACATGGCCATTGTGCAGGGTGTGATTGATAGCCCAAAGGTTTACATGTTCATAGGCCAGCCATTCGCAAAGAGTGATACTAACGACTGGGTAGAAGTTACCCTAAAAACAAACAGCGCCCGGATTAAGAACTTCAAACAGAAGCTTACGAATGTGGCTTTAGATTTCGATTTACCTGAACGTTACACACAAACACTATGAAGCTATATATAAACAAACAGCTTGTAGATATTTCAGCGGCAACGGTAATTGCGCAAAGCAAACAGGCTAATGACCTTGCAAGCATTCAAACACGCAACTCAAATACAACCAACACATTCAAGATACCTAAGACTGCAAACAATGTCCGCATCTTGGATATGATGACAGTGCCCGGTAACACATCGCTACAGCCATACCGTAAGAACGAGGTAAGCCTTTACAGCGATACTGGCGAATGTTTCGTGTACAGCGGTTGGAGCGTTATTACCGATGAGGGTAATAACTTCAGTGTGGCTATTGTAGATGGTATCATCGATCTATATAAGGCAATCGAAAACAAAGTGCTTTCAGATTTGGGTACACAGCTGAACCCGATACAGCATACTAAAGATGTGCCCACCGTGTTAGGCTCATGGAGTAATCCGGCGCTTAACTACCGGTACATACTGGCAGACTATAACGGTAACACTGGTGCGGTTAATTCAGTTGAAGGCAGCATACCACAGGTTAACATTGATTACCTGGTACCATCGGTTAATGTGGCGT